AAAAAATTTGACAAAATGCCCCGAATGGTCAACAATACTATGCTATGAATAAACTATTCAAGATTGCACTATTAATTGCAACCCTAAATATCTCAGCTTTTGCTGAAAGTAACACAATTACAGCCGCGATTGATGCGGGATACACCTCAAGCTACCTAGTAAACAACCTCGTTCAAGCAAAGGACGCTGCTGTTGCTGGAGTAACACTCGGAAAGACCTATGCGGGAGTTGATTTCTCGCTTAAGGGTCAGTATCTTCCAATTGCCTCTGGCACAGACTCTAGCCATTGGGGCCTTGGGGTTGGCAAGTCGTTCGAGGCTCTAAAAGAGCTAACCGTTCGCACAGATGCGGGAGTAACTCGTCACCAAACCGGGCAAGCCCTAATTCAAAACTACACAGAAGTTAACGCTAGAGTTGCTCTTGAGAATAGTTTCTTTGTTCCTTATGTTAAGGCGATCTACAATGTTGAGCTAGACCAATCTGGCGCAACAGTTGGTATGGAGAAGCGCTTTTCTCTATACGAATTCCACTTCGCCCCTGCTGTAGAGTATACTATGCTAACAGATGCTAAGACATACGCTGTTAAGCTTGCAATCTCTCGTAACATCTGGAAGAACCTAGATGCGTTCACTGAAGTAGCTTATATCAAGAACGATTTTTCTACTAGCAAACACACTTTTGCGCTAAAGGAGTTCGATGGCGCAGTTGGCACCGCTGGTCTTCGCTGGACCTTCTAAAAAACATATAAGTTCAGTAGTTCTAATCCTCAAGTTGAAAAACTTGGGGATTTTTTATTATTACATATATAATAGCTAATGTCAAAACAAGATAAGTCACCAAAGATTCTTCAGAGAGACAAGTTCAAAGAAGAAATAAAGATTAGAGACCTCAACTGGACAGACAAACAAAAAGAATTCATAAATATAGCTCTAGATAAGAACGTAAAAATGATGTTTATTAGCGGCCCCGCCGGCTCTTCTAAAACTTTACTAAGTATATATTGCGCTCTTCACCTAATAAAGGAAAAGAAAGTTAGTGACATTATGTATATCCGATCTCCAGTAGAGAGCAGCGATAGCAAAATCGGTTTCCTACCAGGAGACGCTGATGAAAAGCTAAAGTACTACAACTTACCCTTTGCTGATAAGCTAGACGAACTACTATCTAAGCCATCTATAGAGTCTCTTAACAATCAAGGCAGACTTCAGAGTCATCCATTGTCATTTGTGCGCGGTATGAGTTGGAACTGCAAGGCTATTATTCTTGATGAGGCCCAAAACTGCACTCAAAAAGAAATAGTTACCCTAATGACAAGAGTAGGAGAGTTTAGCAAGTGCTTTATCTTAGCAGATCCTGATCAATCTGACTTGGCTCATGGTAAGTCTGGCGGATTTGAGAAGCTCCAAGCTGTTTTCGGGGAAGATGACAGCAAAGAAAAGGGAATCTACTCTTTCCACTTCACCGAAGAAGACATTAAGAGAAGCGATATAGTCAAATTTATAGTTAAAAAACTAAAAAACTTTTCTCCAGCCTTGAGAGTATAAGTATTTTGTTAAGGTAGCTGAAAATTTTCTTACCTTTTTTTCCGTTTTTTCAAAAAAGAAAGCATGAGTGAACTCTTCAATAGTAACAGCCAGCTCTCTTCTAGGGAGCAAAGATGGGTCAATAACAATCTTGGGGTTTTTAGACTCAGGATTGTCGCAAAGCCCTTCAGCAGCGAACTTATACTTAGGTTTAACCTTATCTACAGTATATTCGTAGCCTTCGTCTGTTTTGAATTTGAAACCTTTACGCATATTTCTTATAATAATCAACCATGAAAACTTATTGTCAAAAATGCGGGACAGGAATAGATTACGCATACGAAAAACCAAATTTCTGTACTAAGTGTGGATTCAATTTCTCGCCAGTCAAGTCTGCACTTGCAAAAACTATTCCCCCCAGACAAAAGATTATTACACCTTCTGAAGAGGAAACGGAAGATGTCGAGTCTTTGGAAAATATTAAGAACATGTCTTGTTTAGATGTGGAGATCTCAGCATCGCCAGACCGTAAAACTAAATTTAAAGACATAATTGGCACAAGGTCAGATTCTCCAGCCCAAGAAGACCAAATTCAAGTTGGACCTGTAGATAAGAAAGAATTCTTAGAGTCGTTCAGGAAAGAAGCTGGATTCTATCCATCCAGAAACCAAAATGATGAAGAAGAATAAATTAAAATTTGAAAAGAATTTAGATTTAATTAATACGGAAATCCTTAAAAGGAAAAATAAGTGGACCTTATCCGCTCTTAACTGGATCGATTTTGAAGACGTAGCTCAGATAGTAGTGTTCCATTTATTCAAAAAGTGGGATCTCTACGATCCTGCAAAACCAATGCTACCTTGGGTAAACAGAATCATATCTAATCAAATAAAAAACATAATTAGAAATAATTATGGTAATTACGCTAGACCATGCTTAAAGTGCGCCGCTTCTTTAGGCGATTCTGGTTGTAAAATATATGGAGAGCAAAACTCAGATTGCCCCATGTACAAAAATTGGAAAAATACAAAAAAGAACGCTTACGATATAAAAATGGCAGTATCAATTGAAGATCACCCAACAGAAATAAACAATAGATGCCAAGAATCTTTAGATATACAAAAAGCTACAGCAAATTTAAACATAGTAATGCAAAAGGTTCTTAAACCTATGGAGTGGCAAGTGTATGATTTGCTATATATTCAATTAAAAAGCGAAGAACAAGTTTGCAAAATCTTAAAACTAAAATTCGATAAGAATTCTAAAACAGGATACAATAAACAGCTTAGAAACATTCAGAAATCTATAATAAAAAAAGCAAAACTTGTTATTAGAAACGGAGAAGTGGACCTATGACCCAACCAATTTTAACAAAAGAACAAGAAGATTTAGTAATACAGCTCTGGAACGATAATAAGGATAACCCCCCAAGTCTTCAAGACCTTACTCAAAAAGTTTTTCCCGAAATCGCTAATGTTGATGGCAGAAGTGTTTATGGTAAAGCAGTAAAAGTTTTTTTAGCCTCTAGATCTTTAAATGTAAAAACTAAAAGCCAATACACCCCGAAAACCAGAGTAGACTTCTCTCAAGACCAGAAAGATTATATTTGTAATAATGCTTCTTTAATGTCTGCTGTAGAAATATCTAGGGAACTTTTTCAAAACTACTCTTTAAACAACCTTTCTATAGAATCAAGAAGCGTTCAAGAATATTTAGATTCTTTGCCAAAGCAAGTTAACCCAGGAACGAGTCACGAAGAAGAAGAGACTCAAGGAGACTATAAACCGCCTAAAAATATTGAGCGAGCTACAGTTAGAGTAAATAAGTATGTTCTTAATGGTTTAGATAAAGATAAAATCTCAGCCAAAAACAAAAAAGAATTAACATCTCTCATATCTTATTTGCATACCTACAGATTTTTGCATCAAATAGCAACATACGGAAAGCAGGGAGATAGGGATTTATTTGAGAGCAGTTTTATAAGATACACTTATGATAAATCAGACCTAACGCAAGAAGAAGTAGATCAATATATTGTTTTGGCCACTGAAGTTGTAATATCATCAAATATTCAAGCGGCAATTCAAACTCTTCAAGAGCAAATAGACATAGAGATAAGTTCTGGTAATAGAATCCCTATGCCTATTATAGAAGCAGTGACTTCTGCTCGTACAGAATACAATCAATGCGTAAGTCGTCAGCAAAAACTTCTTAACGATCTAAAAGTAAAAAGAAGCGAAAGACTTTCTAGTCAAGTAAAAGATAACGCCTCGATTCTTAACCTTGTTCAGATGTGGAAAGACGAAGACACTAGAAAAGAAATGATAAAAATGGCAGATATGAGAAGAGAAGTCTTAAAGGGAGAGATTGGGCGCTTGTCATCTATGGACGATGTTAAAGCTAGAATTTTTGGTCTTACAGAAGAGGAGGTTTTAGATGGTTAAATGTAAAATTTGCAATGTAGAGTTCGAAACAGATAAATCTTTTCATGGGCATCTTAAGTCTCATCAATTGAGAATGGTAGAGTACTACCAAACTCATGAACCAAGACACGACCTGCTCACTGGAGAATTAATAAACTTTAAAAACAAAGACTATTACTTCTCTAACGATTTCAATAATAAAAACTCCATGAAAAAATGGCTTAGCCAGCAAACCGCTGAGGGCCAGAAAGAATATTTAAAAAAACTCCTCTCTCAAAGAAAACAAAAACACAACTTAATTTATGCACCTACTGAAGTCGAGCTTAGATCTATTACTAGCCCGCCCGTTCCTTATTATCATAAGCTTTTTTTGGATTACTATGACATTTGCAATTCTTTGGGCTATAAAATCAAATACGCATACCCAAAAGAAGCGCTAAAATATAAAATTAAAGACGGTTTTAGTATTTATATTGATACAAGAGAGCAGATGCCTCTAGTTATTGATTATCCCACCGAAATCAAGGGTTTAAAATTTGGAGACTACGCTATCAATGACCCGAATAACAAATGCTATATAGAAAGAAAGTCTATCTCTGATTTTATTGGCACAATGAGCGGCGGATACGAGAGATTCTGTAGAGAGATAGAGCGCTCCATAGCAGCAGAGGCTAATCTAATTGTACTAATAGAGCGACCACTACAAGAGTGTTTGAGTTTTCAACATTTAGATTATGTATCTAAGAAAATTAAAGTTACTCCAGAGTTCGTTTTCTTTAATGTAAGAGAACTAATACAAAAATACACCAATGTTCAGTTTTTATTCGTAGACGGCAGAGAAGAGTGCGTAAGAGTAATGAAAAGAATATTCTTTAGCAATGGAGAATATAAAAAATACGACTTACAATTAATGTACGACTTAAAGCTGTTATAATATGTGGCACGAAACACCTAAATATAAAAAGAAGATTGAAAATTATAACGAAGTTTTTAGTCTGTTAGAAGGCGAGCTTGAAGATAGAGAGGCTAAGATTACTTTGTGCAAATTTTTGCGACAAAATCTTTATTTAACAACTTATCTATTAACTGGGATAAAACTCTCTGCTTATCAGGAAATCACTCTTAAAGGAATGTTTAATAGAAACTTTTCTATGTGCGTGTGGGGTCGTGGTTGCGGTAAGTCGTTCATTGCTAGTGTGTATTGTGTGCTACAGTGCATCTTTGAACCAAATACGAAGATTCTTATAGCAGGCCCAACATTTCGTACAGCTAGAGCTATATTTAATAGCATAGAGAAGATGTCTGAAACTAGAGGCGCAGAGTTATTGCTGCAAGCTTTTGGCGCTAAGAGCAAAAGAAACGATCTTTACGAATGGGATATTAATGGCGGCTCGATTAGGGCTATTCCTTTAAGCGGCGAAAAGATTCGTGGTTTTCGCGCGAATATTCTAGTTCTTGACGAGTTCATGCTTTTGCCCGAAGAGATTATTAAAAATGTATTGATGCCATTCCTTGTTGCCCCGCAAGACATGAAGAGACGTATTGATATTCGTGAAATGGAAGACCTGCTAATCAAAGAAGGCAAAATGAAAGAGGAAGATAGAATGGTGTTTGTAAATAACTCGAAAATGATAGCTCTTTCTTCCGCTAGTTATACTTTCGAAAATCTTTATAAAACTTACCAAGAATGGGTTAGCAAAATTACATCTCCAGAGAATGCAGAGTCTACTTATTTTGTTTCGCAATTAGGTTACGAAGCTTTACCAGCAGAAATGATAGATAAAACTATTATTGAAGAGGCCCAAAGTGGCGGGACTTCTCATTCTGCATTTCTTAGAGAGTACTGCGCTCAGTTCACAGATGGATCAGACAGTTACTTTAGCGCAAAGAAGATGGAAGAATGTACTCTTAAAGATGAGTACCCGCACACTCTGATTAGAGGATCTTCTGGAAAAAGATATGTTGTAGGAATTGACCCTAACATGAGCGATAGTCCAAATGCAGACTATTTTGCTATGGCGGTACTAGAGATAGACGACGATACTGGAGTAGGAGTGCTTGTTCATACTTACGCTGGCTTAGGAAATTTAAATAACCATGTTAAATACTTTGCTTACTTGATGTCTAGCTTTAATGTTGTTTTAGTTATTTGTGACAATGCTGGAGCAGACATATTCTTAGATACTTGCAACGAATCTGATGTCTTTAAATCTAATAAATTAAAAATTAGAGCCTTTGATTTTAATTCTGATTTAGATGGTTCAGAGTACGAGGCAGAAGCTCGAAATGCCAAATCCCAATACAATCAAACAGAGGGAAAAATAGCTTTTAGCCAAGTCTTCTCTTCTGGATTCATTAGAAAGGGCAACGAATATCTGCAAGCTTGTATCGACTATAAGAAAGTTTTATTCGCTTCTAGGACTTGCTCTAACGATAAGTTTTTTAGCCAAGTTATAGACTCTCATTTGCCAAGAGAATTAATATTTAATGGCGACAAGCAGGAATGGACCAACCTTGATTTTATTGAGAGCCAAGACGATTATATATATCAAACAAAAAAACAATGCGCTCTAGTAGAATACACAACAAGTTCTAGAGGAATGCAAAATTTTGATTTGCCTCAGCACCTTAAGCGAGGATCTTCAGCAACAAGAGCTAGAAAAGATAACTATTCTGCATTTATGTTGGCTAACTGGGGATTGAAATCTTATAATGAAATAATGAAGCAAAATACTGAAAATAATACATTTACATTTACTCCAGTAATGTTTTAGTGTAATCCCATTGGGGTATGCCTAATTTAATCAGAAGAAAACAAGTTGATCAATCAGAGTTTTCTGGCTTTTTTGTAGAAGTCGGAGGTGTTAATTATTATCCTCTCGCAACTAACCCTTCGAATTTTATTGATGCTGGAGACTTGTCTACAGCTACTGGACAGGTTTATGTAGATCTTAATGCCGTATCAGGCAATCTAAATACTTCAGTTATTTTATCTGGCCAAAATTCAATAACTTATACAAATGTAGTTAGCGGAAATTTGTCTGCTAATTTAGTTTCAACCGGAAGCTCGCTAACCTCTTCTGTGAGTTCTTTAAGCGGATACGTAATATCAGTTAGCGGAAATTTAACCGCTGGAATATCGAGTACTAGTGGAGTCTTAAATACAAAAATTAATACTACTAGCGGAGATTTAAAATCGTATACGAATACAGTGTCTGGAAGTTTATCTTCCCAGATAGTTTCTTCTTCTAGCTCTACGGTTGTTAATTCTATTGTTAGCGGAAATAATTTTAACTTCACTGGGCAAAAAATATTTAACTCTACAGTATCTGCTTCAAGGATTAATTTAAGTGGGCTGGCAGCGCCTAGTCAAATCGCTATAATAGCGTCTTCTGGAATGGTATCTATAGTTGGGTCTTCTGGAACTTTCGTGTCTTTTGTTGAGACTGGAATTGGTAGCGCATCTAATTCTTTATTTGCAGTCACAGACGCCGCTGGATTGCCTATGATAGAACTATATGACGATTATAAATTAGTTTTAGGTCATGACTCTAGAAAATCTATAGTTCTGAGTGGAATTTCTGGATATGTAATCATGCCTAGCTTACCAGACTATACTCAAACCACTAGTTTACCTAGCGGGTCAATTTTCAGAAGCGGCAATTTTTTAATGATTAAATAAGGAACAAGAATGAAAAGAAAAAAACTCCAAGAAATAATTCCTTTGATGGCATCAGCTTCTACAATCTCAGATACTCCTATCTCTGCTCGTAGAAACGTAGCTGGGACCATTGAGAGAACAGAGCGTTTTCATAATATTGAATATGGACTAACGCCATTCAAGTATTCTAATACGATTTCCAACAAAAGCTCTCTTAATGTAAGAGACGCTGTTATTCTTTGCCAGAAAGCTTACTATAATTTTTCTTCTTTTAGAAATGTTATTGATTTGATGACAGAGTTTTCTTGCAGCCCTATCTATTTCACCGGAGGCAACAAGAAGTCTAGAGATCTTGTTACAGCTTTATTTAAAAAAATAAATATCGATAACTTTGTTGATAAATTTTTCAGAGAATACTATCGCTCTGGTAATGTTTTTATATATAGATTCGATTATAAGGTTTCCCAAGAAGATGTAAATAAAATTACTCAAGTTTTTGGAAGCGAAACTATTGCTGCTGAAACATTGCAACTTCCATCTATGTATATGGTATTGAATCCAGCAGATATTCAATATGGTGGTAATATTTCTTTCGTTGGTACTAATTATTATAAAATACTTACTGATTACGAACTAGAAAGATTGCGCCACCCAACTACCGATGAGGATAGAGAGGTTTTGAAGAGCTTGGACGAGCAAAATAAACTAAGGCTAACTAAAAAGACATTGTCTGGCGCAGGCGCGTTTATAACCATTCCACTTAACACAGAAAAAGTTTCCGCAGTATTCTACAAAAAGCAAGACTACGAACCATTCTCTGTTCCTATGGGTTTTCCAGTTCTAGAAGATATAAACTGGAAGCAAGAGATGAAAAAGATGGACATGGCTCTTACGAGAACAACTCAGCAAGCTGTTTTGTTGATTACTATGGGCTCTGAGTTAAAGAGTGGAGCTTTAAATATCAATCAAAAGAATATTGAGGCTATGCAAAATCTTTTCCAAAACCAATCGGTTGGAAAAGTTCTAGTTTCAGATTTTACTACCAAAGCTCAGTTTGTTATTCCTGATATTGCTAACATTCTTGACCCAAGAAAATACGAAGTAGTAAATACAGACATCCAACAAGGATTAAATAACATTCTTGTTGGTGACGAGAAGTTCTCGGCCACTAGCATTAAAGTTAATATTTTTATGCAAAGACTTGAGCAAGGAAGGCAAGCTTTTATAAATAATTTTCTAGTCCCAGAGGTCAAGAGACTTTGTAAAAATTTAGGATTCAAAAATTTTCCTATGCCTCACTTTGAGGAGATAGATATTAGAGACTCTTCAGTTTGGCAAAGAGTTGTTGCTCAGTTAATGCAACTAGGAGTTTTAACTGCTGAAGAAGGTATGCAAGCTATTGTTACAGGAAGGCTGCCAACACCAGATGAGTCTATAGAGTCTCAAAGAAAATACAAAGATCTTAAAGACGAGGGGCTTTACGCCCCATTAGCTGGAAATGCTGCTGGTGGCGGAGCAACTGGAAGGCCTCCAGGATCTTCTTCTCCTCAATCATCGAAAAAAACCTCTCCTCCCGGATCTGGTAAAAAGGCTCCAGCTATAGCCAATTATTCTGTATCTAATATCTCTCAGTCTTTCAGAGAATACGAGAGCTTAACTAATGATGTAGCCGAAGCATTAAAGAAGAAACACAAGAAAAAATCTTTAAATAAAGAACAGGTACAAGTAGCAGAAGCAATGGCAAAAGCTATCTTTATGAATGAAGAAAAAGCAGATTGGACATCATCGATTAAATCTTATTTAGCCGGCAATACTAAATCTAACGTAGAGAAAATTAATAAGCTATCTGCGATATCAGAAGAGCATTCTGTTGATCTTTTTTCAGCAGCTATATTAAATTTTAGTCAAACATACTTAGAAAAAGTGTAATATTTATAGTTACTAAAATGAATTTAGAAATAGAAACGAAAATTCCTAATAAAAAATCTGAATCTGCAGATTTTTACATTGACTTTTCTCTTAAATTAATGAATGCATTAAAAGAGAAAGCCCAAGAGCACAATAAGAGTAGCGATAGGAAAATATCAGTTAGTCAAGTTATAGAGAAGTATTGCGGCGCGGCAGCTAATTACATTAAAGACGAGTCGATTGATATAAATACTTATTCAATGGCTAAGGTTAATGAGTTCTTGGAAGGGAGAAAGGGCGAGTTTAATTTAGATAAAGCAGAAAAGGATATTAAGAAATTTGGATTAGAGTTCGATTTTGAAAATTTAAATAATTTATATTTATCCTCTTCTAGAGACAAGAACAGTAACTGGTTTGAGATTTAATTATGAAATTTCAATATACAACAACATTTAGCTCCATTTTGAAGCCAATGGTTTCGGAGGAGAAGGACAAATATTTAGCATTAGCTTCTTTGGCGCAATTAGGAGATTTTTTGCCTAATATAAACACCGAGAAGAATGTAGATCTATTGCCGGTAGCTTTTAACGCTGCTGTAATTAATAGAGTAAACAAAAATGGAGACGTAATTGACACTGCTACAGCCTCTTCTGTTTATAAAGACTTTATTAATAAGCCAATTAATCTAGAGCACAATAGAGAAAAAATTATTGGCGTTATATTAACCGCTGGATTTAGCCAATTTGGATCTGACACTATTCTTACCGAAGAAGAGATTGCAAATCTAAAGGGGCCATTTAATATTACTCTAGGAGGAGTTCTCTGGAGAATCGCTAACCCAACATTAGCAGATATGATTGAAGATTCTGGAGACTCATCAAGTGCTAATTATCAAAAAATTAGCGCTAGTTGGGAGCTAGGATTTAGTGAGTATAATTTAATAGTTATAGAGGGAGAGTCTAAAAATATAGAAGATGGATTAGAGATTTCAGACGCTTCTCAAGTAGAAGATATGAAAGCTAACCTAAGAGCTTTCGGCGGAACTGGTAAAATTGGAAAAACAAAATCAATCTATAGAAAAGTAATTGGTAATGTTATTCCTCTTGGAATTGGGTTAACAGAAACGCCTGCTGCTGATGTAAAAGGAATAGTTTCAACGCAAAATGACTCAAAAGAAGTTAAAGCTGAAGAAATTATTTCCAAAAATGAAAATTTGAATGTAAATAACAATATAAATCAAGATACTATGAAAATTACAAGCATCAAGGATATAACAGACGAGAACTTGAAGCAAGTTTCCGCGTCGCAGATTTCTGATCTCATTGAACAAGAGTTGAAGACTGCCTCCGAAAAATTCGCTGCTGAAAAGAGTGCTGTCGATACAGCTCTTAAAGCCGCACAAGAACAATACAACACTCTATTAAGCTCGCAAGATGCTCTTAAGCAAGAGGTTGATTCGTTGAAGTCTGAACTACAATCTACTCAAGAAGAGATGCAGAAAGCTGCTGCTTCTGAAGCCTTTAATTCTAGAATGGCTAGTCTTGAAGCTGAGTTCGATCTAGATTCAGAGGCCAGAGAAGTCATTGCTAAAGATATTTTTAATCTTGATGATGAATCATTTGCCGCTTACAAGAATAAGATGGCGATTTTCATGAAGAACAAAAAGAAGGGCGCTAAAGAAGAGCCCGCCAAAGAAGACGCTGAAGCTAAGGCTTCCGTAAGCGAAGTTGTCGAAGAAGTAACTGATTCAGCTAAGAAAGAAATTGTTGGAATTCCAATGACTTCTTCAGCATCAGACTCTTCGCTCTTCGATAAGTATAAAAAAGCTTTTGATTACGACGGATTCGTAGTCACAAAAAAATAACACAACAAAAAAATAAAGGATAAATATGGCTTATCAATTAAGACCTTTTAGAGATTATGATGAACACGATGTACTAAATCTGTTCGCATACGACACAACAAACCTAACTGCCGGTCAAATTCAAGTCCCCAAGGGCGTTCTCGTAAAGATCGCCACTGGTTGGAAAAACTATGATTCTGGCGCTATTCTTGGTGGTGGAATTGATTTCATCGGAAGCGCTGGCACTTTGGCTCCAAATAACGTTGTTTCTCAACGCTTTGGAGTTATCGCTAAAGTAGTCGCTGCTACTACTGGAGAAACTCCAGTTGGTATGATGCTCTATGACGTAAGAGACGTAGATGAGAATGGCGAGCTACTCAAGTATAAACCCCGCAAGGCTGCTGAGATGCAAGCTGTAATTCCTGGACAAGCTGTTCCAGTTGTTACCCGTGGAGTTTTCCTAGTTCAAGGCGTTCTTGGAACTCCTGCTGCTGGAGGAACAGCCTACGCTGGTCTAACAGGTCAAATCACCGCCTCAACCGGAACTCACCCAATTTCCAACGTTGCAATCGGTAAATTCCTAGGTGCCGCAGATACAAACGGCGAAACCCTTGTTAAATTGGCCCTATAATATAAAGGATTAATATGAGAATTAAACTTAAAAACACACCTGAACAAGTAGAGTTGATTAAGGCTCTCGGTTCTAAAAACAGACTAGTTGCTGCTGAGGCTGCTGAAGCTTTCGCCGCTTTTCTTGGACCTGTTATTCAAAGAGTTATTTTGCAAGCCGGTACAGCTTCACAAATCTATACCGATGCCCCATTCGATGAGAATGACTCTCCTAGCTATCCTCTTGATCTCTATTATCAAGAGCTAAATAACGGCTACGTTAGCGTTTGGTCACAAACTCTAGCTGGCGGTCTTCCTAGCGCTCAAGACGTTTCTGCTATTCAAGAGGTTAAGATTGCTACCTATCGTCTCGATAGCGCAGTCTCAATCAACAAGAGATATGCTCGTCAAGCTCGTTTAGACGTAATCGCCAAGTTGGTTGAGCGTATGTCCCAAGAGGTTCTTGTTAAGCAAGAGCGCAATGCTTGGGCCGTTATGCTTAAGGCTCTCGGAGAGGCTTCAACAACTCCTCAAGGTGCCGCTGCTCTTAAGCACTACACTGAGGCTGGAACTCTTGGTCAATTCAAGCTTGATGATCTTAACAAGCTAATGACCCGCGTTAAGAGAATTAACGAGTCATGGGCTGGTGGTACTCCTGCTGATCCATATAGCACTGGCTTGACTGATCTTTATGTTTCTCCTGAAATTAAAGAAAACATTCGCGCCTTTGCTTATAACCCATTGAACACTGTTGCTCCTGGCGGTGGCGCTGCCACTGATAGCACTGTTGGTATTGCTCTCTCAGACAACATGAGAGATGAGATCTACCGCAGCTCTGGTATGCAAGAGATCTATGGTGTAAATATCGTTGAGTTGATTGAGCTTGGTAGGTCTAAGAAGTACAACATTCTATTCGATAACTACATCGCTAATCTTCCTGTCACTACCGGAACAGGTTTCAATCCTGGAGTTCATCAAATCTTGGTTGGTGTTGATAACACTAAGGGAGCTTTGATCCGCCCAATTGCTACTACCTCTGAAACCGGTAGTCAATTCAATGTGCAACCAGACGATCAGTTCCTACAAAGAACCGATAAGACTGGATTCTACGGATCAATGGAAGAGGGCCGCATCTGTATTGATGCCCGTGCTCTTTCTGGTATCATTGTCTAATATTTAACGCAACTATAAAACCCGCTGGGGAAACCTAGCGGGTTTTTTTATTTGATTTATCTAAATTATAATTTTATAATTTATGATGAATAAAAAGACAAAACTCAAACAACTTAATCAAATCGACGCTAAAGCCGAACCCCCAAAGGCAATGACACTTGACCAATTGTGGGGAAGTCAAGGCCTGTCGAAGTATACTGTAGACAACGCTGAAGATTACAAGTCTTATCTTCGGTCTTTAAATAGAACAGATATTCATGCTCATGCTATTCAAGTAGGAATTTTGCCTAATGATAACATGGAAATTCTTTTCTCAAGACTAGAGAGAGAGTTCCAAAGACACATCTGTTCTTACCAAACTCCTACCCAAGTGCCTAAAAAAGAAAAGAAGGTTTCTAAAGAAATCGAGAAGATTTTATCAGAGGGTAGATAATTTGTGTAATTCAATAGATGGGAAACTTAGTTAGGATAAAACAAATTGACAAACCCGAACTTTCTGGTTACATAAAGGAGGTCGGGGATGTTAGTTATTATCTAGGCTCAAATCCATCTGGGTTTATTTCTTCAGTAGTTCAAGACGCTAGCTTTCAGCAGCTGACGGTTGATCTCTCTACCTTAAGCGGTAATTTATATACTAATTTAGCCGCTACTGGGGCTACTCTTACCTATAGCTTAAGCTCTACTGGAAATATTTTAGATGTTAAGATTAATAATTTAAGCGGTTATGTTGAAATATCTAATGTAAAAATTGCTGCTGTTTCTGGTGATGTTGATTACGCTAAGTATTTAGCTACTGGATTAGACTATTCTAGCAACGTTACTATTTCTGGAAATATTATTAGCACTAGCGGGTATGCTAGTGGTATAAGTGGGTTCTTAGACTCAAAGATATCAACAACAAGCGGAAGTTTATCTTCTAGAATCACTTCTCTAGAAGGAGTTTTTGTTGCTAGTGGCGGGAACTTTATAGATATATACTCCAACAACCAAACGGTAATAGGGGAAAAAAATTTCAACGGTAAAACTAGTTTTAAATTAATTAATATTGTGCCGGTTTCTGGAGACTACTCTAATCCTGGCGGATTAAATAATTATTTATATACACAATTCATAGATAACAATATTTTTTATGTTAGCGGATTAGGATATAGAACTGGAGATTTTTTCATAACGAAAGTTATGTATCCAAACAACGAAGAGTGTATAATCTCTTCGAATATTTATACAGGAAATTATTAATATGTCTACAGTATATGGAACTTATGATTCTACTTCAAAAAATTGTGTTTTATTGTACGATTTTTCAGCTGGATCTTACGATGGCGAGCCAACAACTAATTTATTTTATCAACCACCGGGATTCGTTCAGTATTCTGGCACATATTATAACTCTGACTCTTATTGTGGCGGCGGAAAATATAGAACATTTATTCATACCCAAAACCCTGTTCTTTTTCCAGCAGGCTCTCAAAAGATAACTGGGTATGCAGAATTCACTAGAACAAGTGGCTCAAATGATCAAGGATCTCCTGGATATTTAACATTAAATACTAGCGGATTTTCTGATTTTTATTATTGCGACACTGCTGAGTCTAGCGCTGGAAATGCTAAAATTTTTTACGAAGGTTTTGATCTTAGCCCGTTTTCTTACGACACAGGAAGAGCATTCTTCAAGCTAGACTATTATCAAAATTTAAATAATCAAGGAACATTTTCTGATAATGCTGCTGGGGCTTATTTGGCATCTGATTCTATTTATAAATACAACTATCAATCTGGAAAATTTGAGATTAATGCAAATGTAGGAAACAAACACGGTTTTAATATTAAAATAACAAGGGGAGAAACTTACACTGTTTCTACTGACGTTTTCATTTCCACAGGACACCCAAGAACTGGATTGGTTCCTGTTCTTAGTTTAACTCCAAATTTAACTGGAACTTTTGCTACTCTTTCTGGAGCGTATGATTGCAATCAAAAAGGAACTTGGCAAAGTATAAAGCAAAAAATATTTGTCCCGTCTGCAATTAATACTGTATCTCCAAATCCAACTTATTATGAAGTTACAGTAGCGGCAAAAACTGCCCAACACCCTTATTTCACTTCTGGTTCAAATTACGGATTCGTAGTTGGAAATACTCAAGGTAGAACTCTTAATTTATACAAAGGAGGAACTTATGTATTTGTGCAATCTAACGATACAAATATTGATAACGAGCTATACGTATCAACAAGCCCAGACGCTGGAGCTGGATCTAACGCTTATGCTAATGGGTTTTCTTATTATGGAAATAAAGGGTTCGATGGATATGCTGTATTTAATGTGCCGTATAATGCTCCTTCTATTCTTTATTATAATTCAAGAGCTCAATCTAGCTCTTATGTTGGTGGAAAAATAAATGTAGTTGGCGGATACAATTCAGGCAACACAGGCAACACTGGAAACGTAGGCTCTTCTGGATCAGCAGGAAGCGCTGGATCAAGCGGCACGGTTTTAACTTCAGAGTCTTATTCTGTTTGTTTTGATCCTACAAGAGGAGTGTTTAACTCTTCTCAAGGAAATCTAAGCGGAGGATACATTCTTTATAAGAACATGCAATTTGAGAAAAACAAAAAGATGTTCAAAGGCACAATTCATAAAAGTCAATTTACTTCTACAACTAGATCTGATCTTGCAACTTGCATTGACTTAACCGGAAGAAGCAACAATTCTAACTTTGTTAATGCTAATTACGATGCTAATGGTTATTTATTTTTTTCTAAAAGGCAAAATGTTGGAGATGGCGGATTTTTAGACATTAATCTTAAATACGATAAAGCAAAGCAATTTTTAATTGGCAGCGCCAAAACTCAAACTTATGATTTTTGGTTTAAGCAAACTAGCATATCTAATACTAGAGCGTTTTTATTTTCGAGAGCTTCTTCTTTATCAAATGACTTATTTATAGAAAATGAAGGCTACCCACAATTAATATATATCCAAGATAAAAGAATTTACTTCTTCTTCACTTCTTCTGTTAATAGATCTTTTGCTGGCTATTCTGCTCAGGTAATAGAACCGAATGTATTGTATAATGTTAGCGTTTCTTTGAATTTTAATGCTGTAGTTGGAGAAAAAATAAATATATATGTAAATGGCCAGCGAACTGCATCAACTGTTCTTTCTATCGTTGACGCTCCTGAAAATTTAAATTTTGCAAACGTGACTTCTGCTACTCAAATTGTTGGCAATTCGTCTGTTGTTTCTGAAAGAGGCTTCAATAGCAATTCGAATCAATTTTATTGCATATCTTCTTACGATAGTAATGGAGAGTCTAGAGCTTCGGAGCCGATTTCAGTTCCAACAAGCACTGTAAAAAAATCAATACAACTTTCTTGGCGCGCAGCAGAAGGAGCAATAGGATATTATATTTATAGATCCAAGTCTTCATCATTCGGGGCTTCTTCATTACTAGCTGATATAAGCAGTGGAAAAATACTCTCTTTTACTGATGAAAATTTTCCTACCAGAGCAGGAGCACCAAAACAAGTTGCTGCTTATTCTTATTTTTACGACCCTAATACTTTGAACCTTGTTGACGATTCTTCAGCTAAGGTTTGCTTTGGAGATTATCCAACTACCAATGCGGTTCCTCATTATTTTGAAGGATACATCTATCGAATTGGAATATATAATACAAGCATTAGTGATAAACAAGCTTTTAGGAATTATAATTCTTTGCTTTATAAATATGTTTCTGGAAATCCTTATTTATCTAGAGAGGTATTCAGGCCAAGAAGTGTAATCTATAAAAAGGTGCAAAATTAATTTATGGCTATAACAAGGTATGCGGGAGATAGATTTTATGGTTTAGACGCAGAAAAAAACTCTCTGTTATCTAAGGTCATTGATGGAGCAATATATAATGCTTCAGATAGTCTATTTCAATATGTCAAGATTAATGGATCTTGGGTATTGTCGTCTGGAGGATCTGGATCTGGGTCTAGCGGATCGTCTGGTTCTAGAGGATCTAGTGGTTCGTCTGGTAGTAGTGGGTCATCTGGCTCTAGCGGATCTAGTGGGTCATCTGGGTCTAGCGGTTCATCTGGGTCTAGCGGTTCATCTGGGTCTAGTGGGTCATCTGGGTCTAGCGGTTCATCTGGGTCTAGCGGTTCATCTGGCTCTAGTGGGTCATCTGGGTCTAGCGGATCATCTGGGTCTAGCGGTTCATCTGGCTCTAGTGGGTCATCTGGGTCTAGCGGATCTAGTGGGTCATCTGGGTCTAGCGGTTCATCTGGCTCTAGCGGTTCATCTGGGTCATCTGGATCTAGCGGAGCTGCTGGAGGTGTTAGATATAATTTTTCAAATAGTACTGTAGACTCCGATCCGGGTAGTGGAATCTTAAGATACGATAATGCTTCTCCCGCAGGCATAGATTTCATATTCATAGATAACGTTGACCAATTGGGAAATTCTCAAACAGCGTGGTTTGACACTTGGAGTAATGGTATTACGTCGACTGATCACGGCACGATAACTATTTACAGTAGAGATTCGGGAAATGTAGTTAACCAATTTACGGTCTACAACGTTTACGTCAGTTCCGGATATTATAGGATATACGTTAGCCATATTGCAGGCGCTATACCTAGCAATGGGGCATTGTTAGCTGTAAGTTTTTCTAAGACTGGAAATAGTGGATCTAGCGGATCTAGTGGGTCTTCTGGCTCTAGCGGATCATCCGGTTCTAGCGGATCATCTGGCTCTAGCGGTTCATCTGGGTCATCTGGCTCTAGCGGATCATCTGGGTCATCTGGCTCTAGCGGATCTTCAGGCGCTAATGGAACTCCAGGAGGACCAGGGTCTAGTGGTTCATCGGGAGTCACTGGATCTGGAGGATCTCCAGGAGGACCAGGGTCATCTGGATCTAGCGGATCTAGTGGGTCTTCTGGCTCTAGCGGATCATCCGGTTCTAGCGGATCATCCGGTTCTAGCGGATCATCTGGCTCTAGCGGTTCATCTGGGTCATCTGGCTCTAGCGGATCATCTGGGTCATCTGGCTCTAGCGGATCTAGTGGGTCTTCTGGCTCTAGCGGATCATCCGGTTCTAGCGGATCATCTGGCTCTAGCGGATCATCCGGTTCTAGCGGATCATCTGGCTCTAGCGGATCTTCAGGCGCTAATGGAGCGACAGGCCCAACTGGTCCAACTGGCCCTACAGGATCAACTGGCGGAACTGGATCTAGCGGTTCGTCTGGGTCATCTGGAACTAGCGTTGCCGTTTCTGGATCATCAGGTTACCTAGTTAGATTCACAAGCGCTACCACGATAGGAAATTCTTCTGTAGCTTTTGATAATGGATCCAATATTGGTATAGGTACAACAGTTCCTGCTTATAAATTACATGTTGCGGGACCAGGCTTTATTGGTAGACAAAATAGCTATGGTGCTTATGATGCCGCTGATGCTGATTTAATAATATCAAATTATAATAGTGATAATACATCAATATTACTTTTTAATAATGCTGGTGCTTACCACTCTAGTTTAATAAATTACTATAATAATATTCTTTCTTTAGGATTAAATAATAGCAATAGTACCAATTCAATATTAACATCAACCGCTATAAACATTACCTCTACTGGTGTTGGTATAGGTACAAGTAGTCCTGCTGCAATATTACAAGTTGAAAATTCTGGAAGAATACTTGGGGTTTTAAGATTGCAAATAACACCACAAACTACATTCTATGACCATACATTTGCAATTGGCACCGATGGAGGAGGCGCTCAAGGATTTATTTATACAAGTGGAACTGGCGGTACATTTCCGCTTGATACATATGGTGAATTAATTTTACAAGCCGGACCAAGAACTGGTTTTAATAATGGTATTAGTTTGGTTACTGGAACAACATCTCCGAGTGTTAAACTAAGAATTGCAGAAGGTGGTAATGTTGGTATAGGAACAACAAGTCCATCTACCAATCTTCATATCGGCGCGACAGCCGCAAGTGGAGGAGCCGGTGGCACTCTAGGAGTATTTTTAAGTCGTGGAGTAACAACAAACTTTTTTGAAGCATTTGATGGTACTAAATCATTTATAGCTGGCGTAGATAATACTCAAGGTTTTGCCAAAGTTGGAACATTATCAAATCATCCAGTTTCAATTACCCAAAATAATGGTAGTGCAATATATATCGATACTAGTAAATACATAGGAATAGGAACAACTAGCCCATCGACTTACTCTTCTCAATTAGCAATAGAAACATCTCAGACAAGAGCAATAATGGCATTCAATACTGCATTAGCTGATGCAGGAACACTGTATGGGTTGGGCTTCGGTTATGCAATGAGCAATTACAACAGTGCTTATATAAGTTTTTATAAAGCTGGTGTTAGTAGCACTTCTAATCGTTTATCTTTTAGCTTATGGAATAAAGATGACATCTTAAATATAAATGGTGCCGGGAATGTTGGCGTAGGAGTGACTGTTCCTTCAAGCAAATTTCATGTAAATTCAACAACAGCAGGAGAAACGATAATTAGAGCAGATGGCACAAATGGGACATTGTTTTCTGTAGTCGATGATTTGAGCGACTCTTTGATGTCAGTAAATAACTCAGCGGGGCTTCCTGTGATGGAAGTTTTTGCAGACGATAGAGTAGTGATGGGGCAATATGGCAGCGGAGATTTTGTATTAAAAAACAACAAGGTAGGAATTGGCCAAAGCAATCCTTTATATACTCTTGATGTTTCTGGAACTATTAGATTTACTGGGATCTCTCCGAGCTCTAGCACCAATTGCTTAGTAATAGACTCGGATGGGGCCGTAAAGACAAAAATAAACGCTGCAAGTTCTGGATCTTCTGGCTCTAGCGGTTCATCTGGCTCTAGCGGATCTTCAGGCGCTAATGGAACTCCAGGAGGACCAGGGTCATCTGGATCTAGCGGTTCATCTGGCTCTAGCGGAT